CGTCGGTCCATTTAAGCAGGATCGGCGCCCACCTCTCCCACATATGTGGGGGATGTATGGACAACTCATACAGGGTGTTGCTCAGACGTTCCTGGACATCACCCATGGGATCTCTCACATTCTTAAACCAATAGCCCTCTTGCAAAAAGCTTTTGGGATCAAGTGGTGCCACCCACTCCACAAAAGGGGTCCTCAATATCACACTGGAAGAGACCTCATCCTCAGCGAAACTACGCTTCAGAAAGGTCACTTCCTTGATGTTGGACCACTTCACCAACTCTCCACCCTTGTTGCCTGGTGTATAATCCAGATTGAACAACTCTTTCATCTTTTGCGCAACGGTCACTTGGTTAAAGACATCGCGAACCGTGTCGTCAACAGACGAAATGTTGTCGTCACCAAAGGTGCAGACAAAGCAGTGGTCCCACATATCAGACGAAGACGTTAGGGACACATAACAACCCCCCAAAGTGATCAGGGAGTACATCGAATTAACGATGGTGGTGAGTGGGTGGCCACTCGGCAAAGACTTGTTCCACTGAACAACCGTATCAAGCTTGTTAGACAAACCACTGATATGGCGCGAATGGACCAAATCAAGCCAGAGAATGTTTCTCACTCTCTCATCCTCTTCTTTCCAAACTCTGCTTCTCCTATACCAACGATTGATGTAGGACAGAATCGCCTCATGTATCCAAGGTTGTTCACTCGCGTCAAAGCGGGAGAAATCTCCATCAAAGACGGCGTCACCCTTGGACAACAAATTTGTCGCCAAGACACCCCATTCTGTATAATGGTTTATGCCTGGTGCCATACCATTGTTGGTGTGTGTTGCAAACGTGGCAGCCATAAAGGCACCAAAATACATACGCACAGCAACTGTGTAATCCATCTCAGCTCCGCTAATAGCCCTTGTCTTCACGTTCTTGACCTTTTCCAAAGGCCTTAACTCATCCTTTAGGAAATCAACGCATAAATGCATCAGCCTCCTATCTTGTTTAGCCTCATGAATCATAGTCATGACATCCTGATAAAGGACATCCAGCCCTGGATTGGCATATTGTTCCCGAGTTTCTCCGCCAAGGGTACTCTCAGAAACACGTGTAAAATCGATATCTCCCTCAAAGCCTAGAGCAAAGGTCTTCCCTGGCTTAGTAGCAGTGACATAGTCACGATACTTAAAGCCAGGGCTGGTACGCCTATTCAAAGCCTTAAGCTTCAAATTCTCTGATGGCTGCAACGCCTCTTCAAAGGATAACACCTCAGCCATATGGCCATTAGTGCGCTCCCAATGTCGAGACATTGACATGTCCACCACAGAATTGAGAATCTCAGGATCCATGTAGGTCTGATCCGACTGATATGCCTGTATGGCAATAACAGAGGGATACACAACCTCATCATCAAGCATCACCGGCCTTAAAATGGCCCTATCTGTAAAGGGCTCACCCAGGACTTGCTCAGCCTGCATTATGCTCGGCTGCAACTTTGACACTGTCGCCTGACTGACAGGTTTGATGACCTTCCCAATCACATACATGGAGCCTTGAGCGAGCCCACTCTGATAAGCAGCCTCTTCCTCTTCACCAGTAGCCTCACGGACTTCGTTGCTTCCAAACAAATCTGTGTAGGTCTTGAGGCGCATTACTAATCCGGTAACAACCTCACGCGTGACAATGGTTCCAAATCCCTCACGGACTGAAGCAAAGGTGCGACCTGCTGAATGGAAACCATAAATGCAGGCACCCCCATCTTCAATACCGACAACGGGAGCTCCACAATCACCATCACGGGTGGGGGCCTGATACTTAACCAAACCTGTGAGGACATTTCCCCGTTCCGTTCTCAACGGCAACGAGTAACTCTCACAGGTCATACTGGATATAGTATCCCTCTGTTTGATAACCTTACCATCCTTGAGGCCCCACGAAAACACATGCAGGGCTACTTGGTTGTTGGTCCCACGTAGTCTCTTGGATATCACAGATTGTTCCAAAAACAGGTGGGTGATATTAGCAACAGACTTTAACGCTGCTCGCCCAAAGGCTACAGCTGCCAAGTCAAACTCATCAACTTGGACCATCCTAAGCTTAAGGAAGTCCTGCGCTGTCATAGAAACAACCCAGTCAGAAGTTGGACGTGCATGGTAGAACATCAAGCACCAATCAGCATAATTCTCCTTAATATCAAGGAGAAAGTGCTTTGGAAATATAAAAACGTCCTCACAAACTCCAATGATCTGTCCCAAGGCAGCTGTTGCGCCATCCTTGTGTGCTACGAGCTTAAAGGTGTTGTTATACACCTTATCCCGCACGCCCTCCTGTGGAGGTGTTCCAACCTGGAGTTTTGCAACTGAGGTCAAATGGCCAATAGTAGCAAAGTTATGTTTATGTGTGGCCTTGGTCTTAACGCCATTCCCCACATTACTTTGCTCCCTAGCTGGTTCTTCAGCTGTTGTAAACAAAGCTGACACAAACCCAGCTACCGCTGAAGCTGCCGTGACAATGAATTTCACGCCAAGAGCCACAATTGCAGCTACACCGACCATCTTAAAGATGGTTCTCCAGCCCATGGATGTGTCAACATCCCCCAGAACTGCGCGATATATGGCCTTACACGCTTCAAACACGCTGTCACGCATGTAATGAAGCGTGGTCCAAGCACGGCTCTCCTCGATAACACTTGCCGAAGCATCAGTAAGATCAGAAACGTCAACGACCTCTGACATGAACTCTTCCATGTAGTCACGATCGTCCAATGGCTCACTCTTAAGTGAGTCAATAAGGGGGCGTAATTCCTCCATCGACAAGGTGCTACGTGTTATGTTAAGCCGGTGACTATTCAGTTTCCCACCAGCTTGGGTTCGCACAACACGCTCATCAGCATTAATGTGCCCAGGAATGGGTTCAGTATGAACACCATCCGCCCTAACTTGCACCTGAGTTGGCACGCTCTCACTAGAGCGCGTTTTCTCAAGCAAAGCTAAGATATCATCCAGATCTTGAACCTCAGCACTGTTGACAGCCTTGCGCTGCTTTATGGCATCTGCCGCAAGCAGCACAACGTCCCGCAGGCTGTGCGTAGGCCCATCTCGGGGTTGTGGTCCACAAAAACCATGCGTCCGTAACTCCCAAGCATTCCAAGGAATGATATCCAGTATCTCCTCCTCAGTGACGACCTCACCGTTTGCAGTGCGCGCCAATGTGGCTCTCACACGTTCACGCACTGTCTCTGCAAGTTTGTCATACATAAGGCGATCATTATCGTCTTTGTATTCTTCGCTCACGGACACCCAATACGAGAATTGAAATCGCCTCACCAGTGCGAGTGGCTCCGTAATAAATGGAGCCCACTCATCTCTTATGTTGGAACAATTTGTGGTCCCAACAACAAGGGGCGCATCGAAATAAAACTTGCCTTTGCTATCAAGATCAGCAAAGTTCAAGGGGAAGGCAAAGTTACCCATTGTACGGATTATTTGCATTCCCTCCGAATCATAATCACCAGGTTTTGGTTTGACCTGAAACGCATCATCAATGACAAGGCATTTCTGGCCAACCCAACCATTCCAATACTGGGTGGTACCCTTCTGCCACATGTGTTGTAAAGCTTCACTAGCCTTACATTCACCAGACAGAAGGAGAATCAATGATGACAGATATCGGACCAAGGATGTTTTACCAACACCTGACGCGCCACCCAACATGACACAAACAGGCATTGGTCGCACGCTGGTCATCTTGGATATGGCACCTTCGTGTGGACGGATGGCAAGTCCTAACTTCTCCATCCACTGCTTCAATTCACGCTTAGACACTTCAGTCACCGCGACTTCATAGAAACCGTAACCCAAGAGATAGTGAGAACGAATCTCTCGCAACTCATCCAAATTAAGGGTGACGTCACGAGACAACTTCTCACAATAACCAACCGCCTTGCGAATCCAAACCTGGAGCGCATTAGTGGTAGACACAAAGCGAACTGCTTTATCTTCCGAGCGCTTGAGGACAAAATTGACAAATTTCTCCAACAAGCTCAATGCTTTCGTTAGGAAACTTTCAATACCCTCAGCTGCTCTAGGAAAATATGTTGCACGCTTAAGGAACTCTCCAGTCACGGCCTTTACATCCCTGCCTGGTATCCAACAAGTGCATACCATAGCAATGAAGTTGGCAGCCTCGTTTGTACCGGACTGTTCGCGAGCAATACCATCACCAAAAACATATGCTTTTATCTCTGGCACATATTGTGCACAAAGTGTTCCAAGCATGGTAACAGCAATTGGTATCTTGCAAACACGCGACAGGATCCAAGAAAGGACCAAGCCCAAGGAAGTCTTCCAGAAAATACCACCCAAACTCTCAAGTTTATGAATGAAATTTCGTAGGGCTTGCTCAAGTGCTACCACAAAAGTGGAAACACTCTCAGAAGCTTTACCCGCTTTATCAGCGACTTTAGAAAATGACTTCACAACCTGGTAAGTTGCTGCTGCAACAGCAGTCGCTGTCACAGTGGCACCTATAGCGAAAGTGGTTTTACCACTTTGGTACTTGGCTTCCTGCATATCATGCAGAAGCGCACTTTCCTGCTTTGAATTTTTATACCCACCGAATTTGCGCTTATTGCACAAACCAGTGGTTTTTCTTCTCGCATCTTGCATGCCTTTAAGCATAGCAATCAAACGAGCTTTAGCAGCAGCATGGATGCGCTGGTCTTGTTCGCGCTTTTCACGCTTCTGTTTCTTCGTAAGTTCAATAGGGTCAACGACCTTACCTTTCCTCCTTATGAACGTAGTCTTAACCGCATTCTTAACCTTTTGAGTCATCGCGAGTTTTGCTTTGTTGAAAGTAATTGCCATTTTGCAAAAGACAGACGTTGTTTTCTTAAGTTGTAATTGATAGTTGTTTGGTCTTAGGTTGACTAGCCTATTGTAGTGTAGCTCCCTACAATCGGAGTTGTCCATTTCTGGAAATGATGATGGGGTGCATGAAATATGACTCCCTCACTATTCCGGTGTAGGGGTGATGACGTGGTATTGTTACAATGGCACAGCATCGCTTTCGGCTACTCTGTGGTTCTTTTGGACCACTCAGAGAAAAACCTTACACTGAGTGTTTTCTGAGGAAAACAAAAACGTCCTCAATCTAAATGTCGATGATAATAGTCAATAGTAGCACTTAAGCTTGCTATATCCTAACATTCTTAACAATTTAGACGACGTTCCGGGGAAGGGCTTGCAACCTCTTCCTCACCGAATCAAAGGGAGGTGAAATCGCCTATGCTATTCACGTCTCCTTTCAAGCAAAATTCATTGCTATGTATCATCGATGGTATCCCTAGTCAGTCATCCAGCATGAAAATTATGTTAAGTAGAATATTACCACTACATAAAGCTCACACAATAA